CCCTTTTAAGTAATACCGCTAGGTATTTAATCTAAACGATTATTAGCTTGTAGGTAAGTTTCCATTACCAAACACGGCTCTAGGGTCAGACCAACCGAAGCTGTATCTTTCTCTAGCTTTAAATCTTACGTTACCAGTATCGAAGTCGCCTTCCATAGCAGTTTTGATAGGTGATCTAACGAAATGTTTAAATCCGTTAGGCGTATCAGTAAGAATAAAGAATGAATCAGTGTCAGATAAGAAGTTATTAACTCTGTATCCTTCAGGAATCATTCCCATGTTAACCATTGCATTGATATCATTATCAGCAGTGCCGACTCTTTGAGGTGATTTCATTAGTCTTTCAGCAGTAAATTGTAATTCTTTTGGAATTATCATTTTAGTACCGTTAAGAGCAACTTTTAGTCCTCTTTCGTCAACAAAACCTGCAATGTCAATCAAAGATTGCTCAAGCGATGTTTCATTCAAATCAGCAGCAACAGCTAGTACGTTTGAGAACGTTCCACCAGTTGCTAACGGATGCGCAGCATTAACCAAAGACACACCATCACCACCGATAGCAGTAGTAATTTGTCCATTGTTTAAAACAGCAGCCGCTTTGACTTGTTTTGTGTTAGACATAGATCTTGCAAGTGCTCTAGTATATCTAGCTGCAAGTCTGTCGTACAGATTGTCTTCAATAGCTTCTTCTGTAATAGAGAATGCTAATGCGATTGTATCGTGTGTGTATCTAGCTGTAAAAGTCTCTTGAGCTTGATCGAACACTACTCCAGCACCTTCTTGTTTAACTGGTGCTGAACCGAAACCGCTTAACATCACTTCTTCTTCAAAAGCTCTGTCAGACGCCTCAGCAGGGAAAATTTCCGCATGCTGATTTTCGTATCTGTTGTATTCCAGGCCGAATAGTGCATTCAATCCTGGCTCTAGTTCTTTAACTAGTTGTGATCGTGATATAGCCATAATTTATTCTCCTATTATAGTCCTGTGCCACTTCTGTAGAAGTGATTGTTGATTCTAACTAAAATATTCGCGTTAGCTGAACTAGTATCTGAGTTATCAGGGTCTTGCGAAATATCTATTGCTTGTACAATAAATGTTGCATTAGTTCCTGATTCAGAAACATCAAGTTGCTGTTCCGAATTTCCAGTTTTAGTATTTCCACTAACTGCTGTTAGTGAGTAGTTTTGAAACAGATCCGCTCTTGCGAACGTTGCATCAGCATCAACTAAAAATACTGCGTCAGGGTCATCAACAACGAAAGCTGTAATATCAGCTGTTGCAACTGAACCTGGGTAGTAGTTTGAGAAGGTCGGCTTTTGCGTAGTAGGATCTGTGTAAAAACATCCATTGAAAACACCCACAACAGCTGTTGAAGTATTACCAGGGTATCTTTCAATATTTCCACCAGTAACTGGAATTACCATGTCACCTTGAAATATTGCTGTACCGTAGTTACTTGCAATAGTGTATCTGTTTTGAGCGCCAACAAGTGGTGTACCGTCTAGTTTTCTGTAGGGTCTAAGACCGAACTTTTCTAATTGGTTTGACATTTGTTTTTTCTCCTATTATGTTTATTTATATTAGCCGCCTTAGGTAGTTATCGTTAAGAAATTATTTCTTAGAATTACCGCCAAAGGTCACTCGAGATTGCCTATCAATATTGATTGGCATCCCTGGTTGTTGCTCCCTCATAAGATCATTATCGACTGCGGTCATTTGGTCTTGAGTAATTTTATTAAAATACTCAGCGCGCGATTTTAAAATCTCTTCCGGTATCCTTGCCAACACAAGGCCTCCAATTCCAATGCATCCATCGTATTGACCTGATTTAATTACAGGATATTGGCCTAAGCTTGGGTTCGAAAGAATCTCATCTGCTCTTACAAATTCCCAACCTTCTCTGAGTTTTTTAGTTACGTTAGCCGTATCCTCAAACCCAGTCACAGATGTTCTTATCCATCTATGAGCGTATCCCTGCGGTGCAGGTGGTGCATCCAAACTTGATGGTGGAGCCCAAGCAGTTTTTTTCATAGTTTCTTTTCTGCTTTCTGACTCGCGTGAGGTTCTTTTTATAGTATTATCCATTTGCATTCTCCTTCACGTATTTTGCGTATTCCTCTAGTGGCACCCCTAATTTTTTAGCGATAGCTATTTGTGAACGAGTGAGTTTCACTGATCGGCGTCCGTTTTGGTTTCGTTGAGCAGAGGCCACAGTTTGAACGATTTTCTTTGGCTCCTGACGATTAAACTTATGAGGGAAATTATCCTTCATTGTTTTATCAATTTCATTATAATACTCCTGACTCTCTACGTCAAACCCCTGGTCTATAAGATCTTGGTGAATTTGAAACGCAGCACTTGTCATAATCTTATCTGACCCAAACCATTCATTACTTTCAGCCCAATTTTGAGCCTTTCTAGATGGTTCTGGATAAGTAGGATTTTGAGGTGGTGGAGTAGTTTGTTGAGTTTCAGCTCTAGTAATTTCTGTTTGCCTAGCTGCTTCTCTTTCATCTTCTTCGACTGCAGTCATTTTAGCTTTTTCTGCTTCAATGGCTAACTTGGCTACTAAAGAATTTGCATCAGCAATTTTATCTGCATCTTGATCAACAATTGCATCTTTTAAAGATTGCCTTGCTTTCTCTTGTTCTGCAGCTACTCTAGCTGAGTATTGTTCAACATAACTTTTACTAGTTTTAGTATATTTAGTTTCAGATACATCTAATTTAGATTTAAGAGATTTTGCATAATCTAATGCTGCTCTTTCTCTTCTTTCAGACTCTCTGATTTTAAAAGTTAGTTTATCAATTCTTTTTTTAACTTTATCTGAAACATCGGATAAATCATCAACCTTAGTTTCTTTTTTATCTTCTTTTTCTTCAACTGAAATACCTTCGATTCCTGCAGTTTTAGGTTCTGTATATCCTAAATCAACTTCTTCTCTAGGTTCACTTTCATCTGATTCAACTTCTGATTGTTTTTCAACTTCAATCGACTGTTCTTGGATACCATCGGTATCTAGTTCTACCTCTTTGGAGGTATCATTATCTTTTTGATAATCACTTTTTTCTAACATTTGTAGCTCCTGTTTTTGCGTATGTATTAATATTGATGATGTATATCCTCTGGATCGTTGATCTTAGCAATAATTTCATCATCGTTTAGAAGACGAACTTCTCCGCCATCTATCTTAAATCTAGATCCTGCATATCTTCCGAAAATTACCCAGTCACCTTTTTCACACCAAGGTCCTTCTGGAAATTTAACTTTATCTTTGTAGGCTAGATCACCAACTTTCAATACGAATGCACATACGGTTGTCATCTGTATTGTTTCGCTAGTTGTTTCTGTTAATAGAATTCCACCTTTAGTTTTTTTAGGTCCTGCGTAAGGCAATACTAAAAGTCTCCAACCTGTTGGAGTAGGTAGTTTTTCTAAAAGAGGTTTATTGTTAGATACTTCATCAGCATCTAATCTTGTTTCTTGGACTTCTTCTTTTGTCTTATAAGCATCAAGTAATGCTGTTTTAACCTTCGGGGTCTCTCCCGAAGTTGTTAAGTTCTCCGTCATTTAGTCGCTCCTGTTTAAGCTGCAGGTCTTTAAGATCCTGAAGCAAAGACTCTAGGCCTTTGATTTGCCCTCTAATATAGTTAAGTTGTTCTAGGTTGTCAACCTGGTGCACTATAGTGTCTTTTAGCGACTCAATTCTTTTATTGGCAACTCTACGAACTACTCCGTAATCAAGACCAATTGTGTCAGTGTCATCTATCATAAATAGATTTAATTTTTCCTTGAGCTTGTAGTTTTTTAAGATCACCTTTAGTTAACTTAGAATAATCAACAGTAACTTCTTTATCTAATAACAAAGGTTCTTGTCTTTTAGGTGTAAATAATTTTTTAATCCAATTCCACATATTATTTTCTCTTTATCAGATCGGTTGCTTTAAGTCCATAGACACTCGCAATAACACCAACAAAAATTGTTTGATACCAAAAAGGCAGGTTTCCAAAATGAAAAAAGAATAATTCCATTTTTTCCATATGTACAGGATTATCTGACCATACTGACCATCCCAACATTACGATTGGAATTGACAGCAAAACCAAAATAAATTCGTCTTTCCAGTCTGATTGTCTAGCTTCTAGTAATTTTCCAGAATACTCTAATTCTCCAGTACTCATTTTCTGAGCATGTTTCATAGCAGCATCTGACATAAGCATTTTCGTCTGTTGCTTATTTTTGTAAATATGAGTACCAGCATTCATTGCTAGTTTAATTGCACTTAACCACATTATTTTGCTCCTTTATTTTTTATGAGCACTATTTTTCATAATGCTGCCATCAGGCATTTTATGATAACCTGCTTTTACTTTTACTTCTTTTTTACTTCCCATATTTAAACCTTGTGGGTTTGGACCACGTTTAGGTGGTGGCCCAAATTTCTTGCCAGAAACTTTATGGGGCTTATCCTTAAACATTATTTTTTTATGTGTTTACCATACTTGGCTTTAGTCATTTTTCCACCTTTATTAAAAAATCTTCTTGCCATTGCTGCGGGAGATAATAATTCAGGTCCTTTAGCACCTTTATCTTTTGCTTTTTTCATAGCCAATATTCCTAAAGCAGCTTTAGTCATTTTACCAGGCATCAAAGATTGATCTTCTAAACCCATTCCAGATGTTCTAGCAGCACCATAACCTTGCATCATGCCACCGGACATTGCTTTAGTAGGTTTTGGTTTTGGTTTAACTGAATTAATAACAGGATGTTGTAAGTATCCTTTTCCTAAATTAGCGTATGCTGCGTCTAATCCTAATTTCTTACCCATTTTTAGCTCCTTTGTTTTTTATATTCATTTTTTCTCTAGCAACTTCCAATCTTTCATCAGATTGTTCGTCATTTACTTCTAATTTTACTTTATCAAAATCTAGTCTGTCTTCAAACTGTTCGTCTTGATTATTAATTCTTAAAGCATCCGTTTCTGCTCTTCTTTGCATATCCATTGCTCTAAGATCTAGCTCTCTCTGTTTTAACATAATTAGAGGGTCTTGTTTAGCCCCGTCTTGCTGTGATTCAG